TACCCCCCGAAGATCCACATGTCCATTGAATAGGCCATGTCGATCACCTCTTTGGCGATTGCTAGTCGTTTTTCCATTACATACACAGTGCGCTATATCCTTAAGAACTCTTCGCGCTTGATATCCTCTCTCAGGTTGACGATCGTGCGCAAGTATGTCCGCCGGTTGTTCGGGTACGTCTTGTCCGTCCGCACCTTGATAACTTCCCACCCCATGTCGCCATAGCCACATTCGACGATCGTTCCATCCGGGTACGGCTCCTTTGAAACGTAGAGACTCATCTCGTAGATGAGACGACCGCGCTCTTGAATGTACAGCTCCCTGTTCTTCTGGACGAGAAAGTCAACCGTAATGTGACTCCTCGGCTTCCACTTGAACATCGTCTCGTGTGTTCCCGTCTGCACAGCGTCTCGTAGCGGCGTGAATATGAGTCCGTCCGTCGCGTACGGTGGCTCTTCAAGCTTTTCAATCTCGGCAAGCATGCGCATCTCCTTGACCATCGTCACAAACGGTGTCTTGGTCAGGATCGTCTTACAGAGCGCGCGCGCCTTCATGAGTCGCTCGGACAGAGGCATCTGCATGAGTGATTCGCCTCGAATCATCATCGCGTCGTGTACCAGAAACACTTGCTTGCCGTCGTTTCGCGTCACGAGCTCGCCATCCAACAGCGTATCCTTTGGGAGCGTGTACGTGAAAAACTCCATCTTGTACGATCGGTCAATGAGTGCTGCGCGCTTCACGCCATCTGCAGTTTCGCAGCACGCAAAGAGTTTCCGTACGCCATCCATTTTGTGGCACACGAGGTAATCAGACTTTTTCAAGAGCGGAAAGTGGCACCGCTCAATTGAAACAGGCTGAGGCCCGGGGAATCGCGACGAATCGGTCGGCTCTCCCCATACTTTATTGACAAACGCCCGGAGTGCAAGGGCTTCGCCCATTGTGTACTCGTCATCAGACGCGTGTCTTCTCTAAGACGTGTCGGGACAAAACCTCAGTTTTGAGCGAGCCCTTGATGTCCTAGTTTTGATTTCAAGGGCGAGCCCTTGATGTCCTAGTTTCCGAGACGTACCATCTGCGTCTCGAGGATGTTTCCCGGACACTCGTGGATGATGTGGCACACCACCTGTGCCTTTGTGAATGCACCCATCTTGATATTCATGCGAATCAGGTGGTCGAAGAGTGCCTCGTACGAATCGGTCGCGAGCTTCACTTGAACCTTCTCACCACGAATCTTCTTGTCGATCGGCTTGGTGTCCATGGCCCATACACGCGCAGCCGTCTTGGTCACCTCGTACAGACCGTCACCCCATTTCTTCCCGACGGACGTATCGAACGTCAAGGCGCGCTGGTGAACAGGCTCCTTGGACCCTGCGAGTGTCTTTTTGCGAAACATGTCCCAGTCAATCCCCTCCTTGACGGCAGGGCACACCATCACCCGAATGTCCTTTTCGAACGGATCCAACAAACGTTGGAGCGTCTCCTCGTCAATGTTCGATGCGTAATCAAACCAGAGGATCCGCTCGCCCGTCCTGATCAGCTTCGCCAAGCCGGACATGTCCGTGACAAAGTGAATTTCAACGTGAATCCCCTTGTGCATGGCGTGCATGTTGATGTTCATGAGCGCATGGAGCGTCGTTGCCGCGATTGACTTGTTACGGGTCACGACACACAAGTGCATTGCTTTAAGTTCTCACGTCGCCTTTAACTCGATAGTGAATGGCATAGCAGTTGTCGTCACGGGAAGGGTAATTCCGGATGGTACGCCACTGGACGTGTATACGACGACAGGATTGGTCGTCGTCGTATATGTCCCCGACACGACGACATTTTGAGTCAAAGGATCGATGGCGATCGACCGACACGCGACGGTCGAACCAGCCGATCCGATTCGAACCGACCATACGTAGGCACTTGTCGACGAGTATTTGACGACAAATCCATCCTGAGTTCCGAGACGCGTGAGTGATGCCGTACCAATCGTACATATCGGACATGTGTACACGCCGCACGCGTACACACTGCTTGAGGCGTCAGATCTACACGCCGTCGGAATAGTCAGACCTGACGCACCACCAATCACGACAGTCCATGCCGTGTATCCACTGAGAGTATACTTATTCAGGATACCGTACGTGTCTGTCGTGGTTGGACACAGAAATGCACTTGAAATGCCAAGGAGACCAGGTGGTGCAGATGCAGCCGATGTGTTGTACAACACGGCGCCATAGCCACGGACAGTCCCACACGTGATGATGTTTGACGTTGCGTCATACGTCACGCCGAGCATCTGGATGTTCGAACTCACCTGTTGAGCAAGCATTTGGATATTGCCGACGCTCGTATACGTCGCCACGAAGCTGTTCACGGTTGGCAGAGTGACGTCGACCGGTGCCGGGTACAATCCGCTCGTCGTATCCGATCGCGTGAGTTGGTATCCAGAACTCAGCGTACCGGCCGAGTTGAATGGCGAAAACAGGTTGGACGTGAAATATCCAGTCATGGCGGTGAGACCGTTGATCGACGTGGCGATCGACGTGACAAACACGTTTCCTAGGTTCCCCGACGCTGGAGCTGACCCCGCGGCACCCGAAATCCAGTTGAACGTCCCCGCCTTTGCAAACTGGGCGATATATGTGTGTGGCGAATACACGCCGCTCGTCGATCCGTTGTACGTCGTCCCGATGGTCGATCGCGAGACGCCGCTCGTCGTGACTGCAGTCGAGTTGGATGTGAATGCGACGTACACATTGCCGGCCAGGTCGCTCGACAACGAGAGGAGATTTTTGTACGTCGGTAAAGCGAGTCTCGCATCAGCACCTTCGGAACCGCCTCCGGCAATCGGGAGGGCCCATTGAGGCTGGGACGTGTTGGTATTCAGTTTCATGAGAAACATGTCGTACGTTCCGGCGGTCGTCGCAAACGTCGTCCCAAACGCAGTGCCTGCATTTGCACCCCCAGAAGTCGCACCGTAGTACACTGTGATCGTCTGCGTGATTGTCGGCGAGTAGGTTGTACCGGATACGAGGAGATCACCGTACGAATCGATGCGCAAAGCCGTTGCGTTCGTGATGCTCGATCCGGGCCCACCCATGAGAACAACCCACTTTGCCACGCCGGACTGATCATACCGAACGATGTACGCTGTGTTGGTCGAACCGGTCGACTTTGTATAGGTGTTGAAGAGCGTCCCGTTCTTGTTGTAGACAGCCATCGTCGCAGTGCTGAATGTGCCGCACGTATACACATTCCCAGATGCATCAGCAACCGTCGAAGAACCACCGAGTGCACCCGTCCCACCTGTTCCCGTGTAATACAAGGAAAACACACCGTTTCCGGGCGCCGGAAACACCGTTCCCGTCGTGACACCGTTGATCAGACCAGTCACGGATCCACCCTCCTGTGCCTGGAAAAGCACTTTGCCATGCCCACCCTCAACGTGAAACACGTTGTACGAACGGGCGTAGATACGCACTTCACGTCCATAGTTGGACGGTGCGAGCGTCAAGTCGTGCTGCTGCGTATCAAATGTCGAAAAATTGAGAGTTCCGGTCGCTTGCTCGTACTCGGGTGCAATTGCAAACGAGTACATGTAAAACTGGCTGTCCGGTATGCGCGTGTGAAACTCAAGTCCCTGAATCACACGAAGGTAGAGCGGCGTCGCATAGTCTGGCGTGATCAGATCGTTCATGTCACCAGTCAGACGCAGGGACACGAGATGGTCCGTCCCGCCCGTGTTTGTGTAGTCGTACACGTTCGACGCATTATCAGCCTGGATCACCCAGAAAAGCTCCGAAACGCTATTCACAAACTGGGTCAGGAGCGAGTATGTTGATTGGTAGGAACTCACCGGAATGCGAAACCGAACGAGCTGGAACGTCTGGGTAAAGTAAGAAAGCGGTGTCGACGTCATATACTCACGCTCCGCCTTGGACACGTAGACGTAATCGACAAAGAGGTCAAGCTTCACGGAACCCGTGTATGACGTCACGTTTGTAAACACGTTTGACGGATTGAATACGACACGCAGGGTGGGTGTTTCATCGAGCGCCACGAGCGGGATGGTCTTGAACGGCATTTGAATAAAGTAGGATGCCAGATTGCTCGTGATCCCTTTGCCAATAAGTGACGTCAAGGCGGATTGCTTCGCCTGAGGCACGGTAATCTCGTTGAGCATGTTCATGGTTTCTCCATAGTGGCGTTCGAGCACCTGGTCCTTGTACATGAGCTCGACTCGGTTGAGCATCGCCGTTCCCACGGATGGCTGAACAGTTGTCGGTGCGTCGCTCGGCCACGTGACCCTAAGAAACATCGTGTTGACGAGATCACCCGTCTTGGGAATTCTTACGGTGACGTCGTTTCCGAATGATATGTCCTTGTCAAATTGGACACGAATGGTCTGTGTCGCAAACTGTGCAGG